CAGGAAACGATCCAGTGATATTTACACGATAATCTTTTTGGTACGCATCTCCACTTCTACCTCTGATGGTGTCAGTAATAAGATCAGTAAAACCACCAGAATTATATTGAACAGCTACTTTTAATTGAACAGAAGAACCTAATAAGTCTCCAGCATCAGTAGCTTTCTGTAATTGTGAAAATGTAATAGATACTTTTACAGCATCAACATTAGTATTTGTTATTTGACGAGTAACAGGAGTGCTCGCAGTAACTTCTACACCAACACTTGTAGTTGACACACTACTTTCAATTCCAGGTATTTTTGTTTGATCTCCAGTACCAAATCGAGGGGTAAAACTTACATCTTGAAAATTAAAATCTGTAGTTTGTGGATCTGTAGAATCTGCTGTTGATCTTAATATTGGAGTGTCATTAAGAAAAACATCTTTCAATGCAGCATTATTATATGCAGTTGTACCTTTTGTTCTACCTTCTTTTGATGCTGTTGCAAAACCCTCTATCTCTCCTTCTGATACAAGATCAAGAAAGGTTGCAAACTGCCTACTATGTAAAGTATCAGGTTCTCTGGTCGGTTGCGGAGGTGCTGGAGGAGGACTACTACCACCACCACCAGAACCTTTGATTGGATATTTTTCTTCAATCATGCTTGTACCTGCTCAGTATCTACAGAACCACTAATGACAACTGATCCTGTAAATATTTCTCCGTAAACTAAAGGAACAGGAGTTCCTGCTCTTCCCGTCTGCTGTGTTCCACCAAAACTAAATGATAATCTGGGATCTTCTTCTGATTCAAAACTAGGAACTTTTGGTAAAGGAAATAACATTTCACTAACACCTTGTAAAACTAAAGCACCACCTAAACCTACAACTGCTTTCGTTATACCACTTGCAGCAGCAAAAGATCCTGGAGAAACAATAGGATTAAAAAATTGACTTGGAGCTAAAGGAGTAAATAAAAACGCACCAGCTATCAATGCTGCTCCTAATAATATTTTTCCAACACCCCTACCAGCACCAGTAATAACAGGAATAAAATGTATATCTTCCTGTCCAATAGGATAAGATAACTCTGATTCATCTACTGCATAATTACCAATTTTTACTTGATAATATTTAGGATTCATAAATTTATCTATTCCTTCAAAATTATTTACTAAAAAACTAATTGCACTAGCTAAAGTATCTGCTTTTACTTCAAATTCTTTATGTCCTACAAATTCTGCAAGTTCTCCATATAATTTTATTTTACGAAGCATAACGATACCTCTTTCCAGTACATTTTAACAACCACGGAGAATATGGTTCTCTACAAGATAGTCTATCGGTTAAATGATGTAATACCTCATCTCCAAGAAAAATAGCTACATGATTTAAAGTTGAATCTAAAATACTCATCAATAAAACATCTCCAGTTTGTAACTTTTCATCTGGTCTAAGTTCTCTAAATCCTGTTCGCCAAGCATAACTTTCAAATAAAGGATCTTTCATAAACTCTTCTGGAGTAATAGTTCTTTCATAATCTTTTAATTCAATACCTTTTTCTTGTTTGTAATAATCTCTTACCAAACTCCAACAATCTGTAATACCCCATACCCATTGCCTACCGAGTAAAGGTGCTTCATATCCCTGCGGTTCATAATATCCCCATTGTTTTGTTTTTGGATTAACAATATGCCAAGGAAGTCGACTTTGCTCACACGCAACCTTATCTGCCTGACTAGCTATAGCTGGAGTTGTCGGATGACTATGAACAACAGCAGTTACTTCTCCTACATTAGTGGCCTTTACATAATCTTCTGGATCAAGAATAAAACATTGATGTGCTGTCATCGAAAGATTACGACAAGGATAATATCTTTCTTTTCCTCGAATATTTAACAAAAGACCAACAGATTCTTTTGGATCTTCTGTTTCAGCATGATTAAGTGCAGCGTCTTTCCAATTCATGTTGCAATCGTACCAATAGAAGGGAACTCGGCTCTAGTGCATTGTCTATTAGGAGCACGAATACCAGCAAGGTCAAATACAGATGCTAATTCAAAAGTTACCACATCTCTGTTTTCTGCTGATTTTCTATCAATTTTATATATCTCCTGTGGAAACTCTGCTGTAGAATCTGGTGTTCCGTAAGGATTGATGTCTCCAGGAAAGTTAACAGCATCTAAAAATCTGGCAAGAGTCCTAATACGAGTAACAGTTGCACCTGTAAGATCATTACCAGCAGTTGTTGTATTTACACTTAGCAAAATAGCTGTAATAGTGCCTAGTGCATTACTGACAGTTAATGTAGGTCTTGGTAATTGACCCTTTTGAAAAGCAAAACCTTCAGCTTCTATTGGAAATCTTTGATAACTATTACCAGCCCAAACTATCTCTCCATTATCTTTTAAACTACTACCTGCATGAAACCTATAAATAGTAGTAGCACCATGTAAATTATTATCAAGTTGTAAAGTAAAAAGTTCAATTATTGCTGACGGATTTATATTCTGAAGATTGCTAACAATAGCAGAACTGCTCATGGTTCAAAGACCTCTCTAAATGTTGCTTGAATTGTTGCTCTATTGTTATATGGTATAGATTTTGACCAACTTTCGCAAACAAATTGACTTGCACCAGATAAAGTAATCGAAACATTACCACTATTAGTAGCACTGGCAGCAGCAGTAACAGTAAATACGTTTGAATCAGTAACCGAAGCGACAAGAAATGTACCATCAGTTGCAGATCCAGAAGTGTAATCAATAGTAAGTTCATCTCCTACAGCTACACCGTGACTTGTAATCGTAATTGTTACTGTAGTACCTGATTGAGAATAAGTTCCTGTTTTTGTAAACCCTTCTCCTGGTGGAGTAAAAGTAAAGCTGGCACTATCATTGGCACGACTATCAAGAAAACCTTCTATGGTGTCTGCATCTGTTTCCGATACTTCAAAAGTAAAATCATAAATCTTTGGATTTTGATGTGCAGCAAGTCCAAATAATATTCTGTGCTCATAGCCATCAGCAAAACGAACAGTACGAGTTAATGGTGCAGAACTTTTTTGCTGTCCGTATGTTGGTGTAATTGATGGAAAAGTAGCCATTATGCAAGTAAACCTCCAGGTCTTTTCTGTTTAATTAATTCTGTCTCTATAACTGCTGACAATGCAAGACCTAATGCTTTTGAATCTTGTCCATCTCCTTGAACATTGGAACCAGAGGCATCTACATTTACCACAATATTAGTTGAACCACCTAGATCAGAATTAGGAACTATACGACCACCTGCATTTGGCACAAACATTTCTGCACCACGTTCCCCAACAATATAACTTTTACCTTTGCTAACAGTTCCACCATTAGCTCTAAAAAAACTAGAACCTGGGAATATACTTGTTAGTAAAGAATTAACGCCAAATCTTATTAATGATGCTTGAATTTCACGGAATACACTACGAGCAACATCTCCAAGAGTTCTAGTTCCATCTATTGCACCTTGAATAGCTTTTACCAAACCATCTTCTACTGTTTGACCAATACTTCTATATAGATCTTTTAGTTTTTGCACTTGAGCCATCTGTTCTTCGGCTGCTGCAACTGCTCTTACAGCTTTTTCTATGGCATCTTCATTTTCTTCTCCATATATTGCAACCGCTTCTGCTATTTTTTGTCTTATTGAAGCTTCCTTATCTCCTAATTCAATTCTCTGCATTATAAATTTTTTTTCTTTTCCTAAATCAATAATATATTGGTCAAATGCTTTACCAGTACCAGTAACTATTTCATTTGCGTTTTCAATATCTTTATTTATTGCATTTATTAATCTCTTTCCAAAAGGTAATTTTTCTATTAATGAAGTTATTTCTTTCAAAACAAAACCAATAACAGAAGCAAAACTATTAAATGCAAATAAAATTCCGTTTATTAATCGTAATACTCCAGTTAAAGCAGTAATAAAGGGAGCACTAATTATTCCTAATGCTGTAGCTGCTGCTGCTCCAAATTTTTGAAACTCAGCAGTTAATAAATTAATATTATTTGCTATATCTGTAGATGTTCCTGGTGTTGCACCAGTTTGCATAGCTATTTCTTCTTGTATAAGTTTTCTAGCTTCTTCTGTTTCACCTTGTTGTTTTAACAATATAACTGTTTTTGCTAATTCTCTATTTACACCGATAGAGGATTCTTCCAGAGCATCTAAATTAACTTCTCTTGCAGCATTACCAATAGCAGTAATTTGCTGAAGATTACGTTCTAATAAAGTACCTAATGCACTACCTAATATCTGAGAACCAAAACCCATTCCTTTAGGTGCTAATGCAGAACCTAAAATACTACCACCAACTGCTCCTGCTCCTCCACCAAATAACAATGGAAAACCTGCACCTAAGAATTGTTCCTGTCTCCTCTGTTTTCTAATTCTTTTAATATTTTCTAATCTTCTAAAAGCTGCTTTTCTATTAATAGATGCTTGTTTTGCATTTTGTTTAGTAATTTCTTTTTCATTTCTTAAAACTTTACTTGAACTCTCAAGACGTTGTCTAGCAACTTTTCTTTGCATATTTGTTGGAGTCAAAAATTGACTACTGGTTTGACCTGCTGCTGGTAATCGTCTGCTAGGTGGTACAAGAGTTTTACCTCCTAAAGCACTTATCTGTTCTTGAGTAACAAAAGCGGTAGCAGCAGTAAATGGTCTAGCTGCTCTTGCTGCCTGACTTTGAATATTTGCATTTATTCCTAACTGCCTTCCTATTGCTTTACTAATTTTTAAAAACTCTTCTGAACCAACAATAGTCATCTCTTGCATACGCTTGAGCATCGACATTGCTTCATTACCAGCAAGAATTGTTCTGGGGAACGCTTCTATTTCTTTTAATCTTGCACTAACACTTCCTATTGTTTTCTTTGGATCTGTTCCGCTTGCTTGAGCAAAAGCAGTAGCCTCTAATCTTAATGCTTTAAAATTTCCAGCTAATAAGGTTGTTGCTGCTCTTTGTCTATCTGCTGCATTAGCAGCATCATCAAATGCTTTTCTAACAAAGCTCATTTCTTCTTTGATCGTTGATATTTTTCTTGCAAACTGATTAGGTCTGTTAGTGTCCATAAAGGAATTAACAGCAGCCTTGCCTAAATCTATTTGTGCATTTAATCTTTTTAATGCTGCCTGTGCTGGATCTGTTTTTATATTTATTTTTAACTTATTTATATTTCCAAAAGTTTTTTCTACCTGTTGTGCAACTCTATTGAGTTGCCTCATATTCTTTTCGCCTCTACTGGTATTTATTACAACATCAATTTGTTTAATAGCCATTTCGACCTAATTAGCAAAACATATATCCTATTCTACCTTGCTTTACGCAGAACGCTTCTTCTTTGTGTCTGATCTTGTTCTTTTTTTTGTTCCTCGTTTCTTATATCGTAGAAAGCAGCCCAACCTATCATCTCTTCAAGAGTTAAAGTTTGACATAATTCACTGACAGATTTTTTCAACTCATTTGCTAATGAGTATATAAACATCCAATCAGGATTAGCTTTTCAAATCGGCTTTTGCCTCTTCAACCTCCTTATCAGAACCAGCTTCTAACATAGCCAGTTGTATTTCTTGTAAAACAGAAGCAGCAACTTCTCTTCTTAATGATGCTTTATCTCCGTCAGCAAATAATCTTTTACCATCTTTATCTAATGCTTTTTCAATCATTAATTGTAAAGCAAAATCATTTGCATCTTCAGTTCCACTTTTTTTCTGAATCATCTCACGTTCAGCAATAGTTAATGGATGCCAAAAAATAGTCAACAGGATTTGTTCATCATCCATAATGTCATATTTATAAAGTTGGCTTACACCAAATTTATTTTTAAGAAGATCAACTGCTCTAGTCATGTTATTGTATAGCTATTAGAAGTATATCAGCTATTAGCAAAAAAAGCACAAGATACAATTCCTAAGAAATGTGAACGATCTTCAATTTCAACAGGAATAATACCACTTACTTCGCCAACCCTAGGAGAACAAGAAAATGGATCTGAATAATTAGAAGCATTTATAGAAGTTAGTCCATCAATTACAGCCTCTCCTAATGAAGATAAAACAGAAGTACCTTTACCTTTTGGAACATAAATATTACATTGAATTGCACCAGAATAATAGTCTGCTGCCGCACCTTGATTCTGTATAGTTGATTGAGTAAAAGTAATTGAAGTTGTGATAAATTTTTTAGTTTTTCCAGGAGTTGTATAAGTTACATTGTCATAAATCATAAGGACAGTATTATCTGCTGCTGCAACTGCATCAGTAATAGCCTTTTCAAAAGCTGCTCTTGCATTAACTAAACTCATAATTTTCTATATTTAGAACCTAAAGCTGGAGCAGTTCTACCTGCTTGAACACCTTGATATAATACTTGACTACCAGCAACCCTTACATCTGGTTGAACCATACTTTGACCAAATACAAATTCAACAACCTGACTTAAATTTTCTACATAAGTCATAATTGAACTATTTTGAGAACCTAATGCTTGTCTTGCATATTCAGCCCTGTTACCTATAAATACTGTTTCTCCAAATTTAAACTTTCGATCAAGAGGGTATCGAGGTTCAATAATTGGTGCTGTTTTAATACCATTATCTCTATCTTTTTTTACCTGAGTCCACGGAGCAGTTCTTTGTTCATTTGATAAAGGTCTATAAGTATTAGCTTGCCAACTAGAAGCAAAAAAACCAGTATATTGAGGACTTTCTGATGGTAAATCTGTAAGAACTCTATTTATCAAATTATTTAATTGAATATTTAATTCTCCTCTTGTTGAGGCAATACTATTAGTAAAAGCATTAGGATCTGATTTAGCCATTAGAACCTCGCAAGAATTGTGAACAGATAAGTTTGTCCACCTTGTAATGTACTTATATTAACTATCTTTGCCACTCTAGTTGACCCTGCGTAAGTTAATGTAATCTCATCATCAAGATCAGGTTGATTATCTCCAATAAGATCAGGTGTTATATAAGTTCTAAATTCTCTTATCTCTTTACCTAAATCTTCCTCTGATCTAACAAATTCAATCGGAA